GAGTCATGGATCAAGCGCGCACGTCCCGAGGGGCGCGAACTATGGCTTCGCGTTAAACTGACACAAGCCCCTCTACGTTTCGCCCGTGGCCAACTACGACGTAGACATCAATATAGCCCTACAAGGCTCAGATAGATTACGGGCACTATCTACAGCACTTCGCCAAGTAACAAAAGACGTTGGCAAATTAAACGCAAAAACGATCAAGATCGGAAAAGAGCTAGATAAAACGTTTAAAAAAGCCCACATTGAAAACGCTGATAACTATTCAAAAGCAGTAAGGCGAGCTGAACGCGCTTTACGCAAAGCCGCTGCAGGCACACGCGAAGAGCGCGAAGCGATCTCAATGGTTGTGCGCGCCCGCAAAGAAGCAAACGCGGAGCTAGAACGCCAAAACGCTCTGTTGAAAGAAGAGGAGCGGATCCAAGGCGTAATCAAAGTCAAAGCGAGTGACCGAGTAAGCGTTACTTCTCCGCTTTCGTCTCCTGTTTTTGGTGCTCGCCATATAGAAGGGTCTCCAATGGCCCGTGATTTTGGTTTTGAGCCAAAAAAGAAACGAGGTGGAGGAGCTAAACCTGCCGGAATAACCGCAGGAAAACGGTTTGGCGCTGCTGTATCTGCAGGTGCGTTTCCTCTGCTGTTTGGTGGCGGACCTTTGATGTCCTTAGGCGGCGCAGCAGGCGGCGCTATTTCTGGGTCAACGTTCGGCCCAGCCGCTATTGCGCTGCAGGTTCTTGGTGGAGCACTTGATGGATTTGTTGCTCAAGTTGCAGTTACAGGCCAAGCTCTTAACGCCTTGACCTTTAACTTTGAAACCGTAGCTAAAGCTGGTGGATTCGCTGGTACGGAAATTGAGGTTTTAATTAAAAACATAGAAAAATTGGGGGATGCTACAGAAGCTCAAAAAATAGCAACGCAAGTATTAGCTTCTCAAGTAGGGGGAGAAACAGTCACTAATTTGAAAGAGTTTGGTGATGCTAGTGCTGATCTTGGGCGGCAGTTTGACGTTTTCATGTCTCAAATCGGGGGCAGTATTGCGGGACTTGTTACCCCTGTAACAGAATTTGTAGCAGCCCTTTTAGAGGAGCAAAATAAACTAAGAACAGCTCGGCAAAACCCTACAGGCGACCCTGAGCTTGCTGGTCTTATCCGGCAAGAACAAGCCTTGCGGACTAGCACTATGGGTGGCGCTGGTTTTGCCTCAAGTATGGGCCAGCAAGACTTGACGGACGTTCAAGATAAAATGATAGCCCGCCAAGAGTTACTTAATTTTGCTCTTGAGGATTCAGTGCGTTTTCGTGCTCAAGAAGTACTTCAAATATCTGAAGCAAACAAGTTGCAGTTTGACAGCGCTGAAGTCTTAGCTGTGCGTAAACAACTTATTGAGGGGGCTGCAACTTTGACAGACGAAGAAAAAATAAAACTGGAAGAAAAAATAGCAACACTCAAGTCCGAAGCAAAACAACAAGAAATTATAGACAAGTTTATTCAAGGAAAACTAGACAAAGAAACAGCTATCCTGGCTGTAATGACTTTGAAAGCTGATTTAGAAGAGTTTATACTAGGCTTGCAGAAAAAAGGCACGAGTAAAAATGGTCCACAGTCAAGGGCTTTACAGCTGCAAGCAGACATACTAAAAGAAAAACTTAGGCAACTAGGTATAGAAGAAAAAGTCCAAAAATTAAACGAAACTACAATTCAAAATTTACAACGTCAAAACAAAAATATAGAAGAAAAGCGCGACAAAGAGCTGTCTATTTTGGATTTCCAAAGGCGTCAAGCTTTAGCCAATAACAAAGTTGCAGGAGACGCGAAGTTTATTAACAAGCTCTACGACGAACGCGAACAAACAGTTCGCGACACCCTTGGCCTGGAACTTGACCAAAACAACGCACGCATCAAAGCGATTGAGCTGCAGCAGAAATTAACTCGTATGCGCGCGGACCAGAAAACCGCAGGCATTGGGCGCGGCCTACGCCGTCAGATTGAAGATGCCCAACGGGGCATGGCTAACCCGTTTGACTCCAACGAACTGCAGATGCTGCAGCTCCGAGTCGATCAAGTACGCCGCTCAGATGATGCGTACCGCTCTCTTAACGAGCGGATTGCGGAAAACAATAAAATTATTGCTGAAGGTGACCCAAATAAAGCTGAGAAAGCCCGAGCAGAGAATGAAGTTCTGCGGCAACGAATTTCTATTTATCAGAACCTGTTGCCCCAGTTAGAAGCTGTTGAACAGGCACAGCTGCGTCAGCAGCAGATTATTGACCAACTGACTCCGGCAACTGAGGCATTTGCTGGGGCGTTGGTTGACACGGTTACAGGTGCTCAAACTGCGCAAGAGGCTTTTGCAAACTTCTTGCGAAGTGTGGCCAACATGCTGGCTGACACAGCCAAGAAGATGATCGCGCAGTACATCGCGATCGGCATCGCCAGGATGTTTGCTGGGATTCCGAGTGGTGAAACTAATATCCACGGATCCAACGTCACTGAGGTTCTTAACTCAGGAGATTTGTATAACCCTTCTAATAGCGTGTTTGCGCGAGCAAACGGTGGCCCTGTTCGATCGGGGCGTCCGTATCTTGTTGGCGAACGTGGCCCCGAGCTGTTTGTCCCTGGAGCGCAAGGCAACATCGTTCCAAACAGCGCCATGGGCAGCACTAGCGTCGTCGTCAACGTCGATGCTTCTGGAACGGAAGTACAGGGCAACCAGGGCGGTGCTGAGCAGCTTGGTCGCTTGATTGGTTCAGCGGTGCAGGCAGAATTGATTAAGCAGAAGCGACCTGGAGGACTCCTTACCCGCTAATGGCTACTTTCCCTTCGATCAATCCAACGTATGGGGCGCGTAAGCGTAGCCGTCCCAAAGTCCGCAACGTTCAGTTTGGTGACGGGCTGTCCCAACGTTTGACGTATGGCCTTAACCAAGACGCCAAACAATGGAACCTGACGTTTGAGGTGTCAGAAACTGATGCCGACACGATCGAGACGTTTCTCGAAGCACGCGGTGGAGCGGAAAGTTTTGATTGGTCTCCACCGGATGAGACCACGACTTACAAGTGGATTTGCCAGGACTGGTCGAAGTCCATACCTTATTTGAACAGAGCAACGATCACCGTTACGTTCCAGCAGGTGTTTGAGGTATGAGCGAGCTTTTTGAAAATCTGCTTACGTCTAGCCCGTTTGCAATCATCGAGCTGTTCGAGCTTCAGCTAGAGACTGCTATTCACGGCAGCAATGAGACGCATCGGTTTTTCAGTGGCGTAAACCAAAAAACGACTACCGGTCAAATTGTTTTTGGCGGAAACACGTACATTGCGCTGCCCGTCGAAGCAGACGGGTTTGAGTTTAAGGGTGATGGAACGCTGCCCCGCCCGACTCTGCGTATCGCCAACACCAACAGCTTTGTTTCAGCTGTGTTGTTGTCGGTAAACGAGACAACACCGGGCAATGACCTTACTGGTGCAAAGCTGACGCGAATTAGAACGTTAAGTCGTTTTTTAGACGCAGAAAATTTTGACAACAACTCCAACCCATACGGAACGCCAGACTCGTCTGACACAGGCCAAATGCCAAAGGAGATCTATTACGTTGATCGCAAGATCAGTGAAAACCGAGATTTAGTTGAGTTTGAACTGGCGTCTGTCTTTGACTTAGAAGGCGTTACAGCCCCTAGGCGTCTTGCTTTGGACAACATCTGTCAATGGACGTATCGCGGCCCGGAGTGTGGTTACACGGGGTCAGAGTTTACGGAGAACGACGTTGTTGAAGTCACCGTGGCTGCCCCCAACTTGACATTTACGACAGGGGCCAACCAACTTACAGCTCGTAATAGCTTGTATGAAGGCCAAGAACTGGTTTCGTCTAACGGCTGGTACAGGTTGCGTGTGCAGCCTGACGGCAACTTGGTGATCTATGACAAGGCTGGAACGGTGGTATGGACGCATGGTCAAGGCACGCCAAGTCCTGCAGCCGACGGACGTTATGAGCTTCGGATGCAGGGTGACGGCAACTTAGTGATGTATAACCGTGA